GGGTGGCAACATAGGCACAGGAACAGCACCAACTCCAGGTGAACAAGGATTTACTGGAACATGACAATAAAAAAACTAGTAAACGATAAACCTTTATGGGATGCTTTCTTAGAAAACATAAACGCAAAAATAGTGATATCACAAAAAAAACTAGAACATGAAACTTCTATAGAAGGTATGTATCGTGCTCAAGGTGAACTAGCTGCACTACGTAGGTTAACTTTTTTGAGGGATGAAGTAAATGGCAAATCCGTATGAAGCCTATCAACAGATGGCAGACACACTAAAAGAAGCTGGCACTGATTTATCAGGTAGTAAAGTTAGTGAATACGAAAAGTCTGAAGCGTTAGCTGGTGGAGATGACAGTGATAGTGAATCAGAATCTCTTTCAGTACCTATTGTAGATGGCGATACAGGAAATACAGTAGGTTATTATGGTGACAGTGGTGGAACAATTACTCCTACTGCAGGTTCACGTATAGAAATTATGACTACGGCTAATAGAAAAAAATCAGAGGGTGGTATAAATGTAGACTTAGAACCCACTATTTCTTTTGGTGGACTTGATCTTAATATAGATATAGTAAATCCTGCAGCCTCTGCAGTTGAGTTAGATTTAGGTTACTATAATGATTTTTTAAAAGGACTTAAAGCAGAATTAAAAAAAGATAAAATAGAAATAAATTATGGTATACCTCTTAAAGCAGGTAAAATAATTAATCGTGCAGAGGGTGGCTCTGTTCCTGACAAAGACCCAGCGCAATTAGAAATGGACTTAATACTAAGTGAAACAAAAGACCCTGTTAGTGGTAACACTGCCCCTTTGGGTGCTACACCAGAAGAAGTACGTGATGACGTACCTATTAATGCCAGCCCTAACGAGTTTATGATTAACGCTGCAACTAGACGTTACTACGGCACAGATTTTTTTGAAGAACTACAAAAGTCTGCAGAGGAGGGTTGGAAACGTATTAAACAAGGTAAAGAGTCATACTTTAGAGATGACGAACTTGAAGTAGAAGATGACGAAAAAGGACAAGACAAACCTAGAGTAAACATGCAAGAGGGTGGCCCCGTACCTCAACCTACAGGTGGCGGCTTTGGTGGATATGGCGGTGCTGGCCCTATGTTTACAGGCTTTGAGTTTAAACGTTTTATTAACGATGACACAGGGCAAGAAATGGTAGTATACTTTGTTAACGGTAGACCACTAAGTAGATTACCTGAAGGCTTTCGTGAAAAAGAAGAAACACCTGCAGAAGAACAACAAGTTCAAACAACAACAAGAAGAGATATAGGTTCTGCTAATGAGGGCATATCAAATGAAATAAAATCAGCTACATCAAACTGGAGAAATAAAAAACCCAACACTTGGACTAATGATGACTTCAATAGTTACTATAGTGGTATTAGTTTAGACTTAAAAAAAGGACAAAACCCTACAGAGTTATCGAAAGGTGAAGAGTTTGTTACTACTTTGTTAAGTGGCCCTGCTGGTGCGTTAAATAAAATTATAGGAGCAGAAACAGGTATAGGTTCTCTGATTAAAAAATCTAAAAAAAATCAAGCACAAAAAGTATTTGATCATATATCAAGTCTTGAAAGTGCAACAGATGTGCAAAGAGATACACAATATATATTAGGTTCTGCTTTAGGTATAGAGGGATACAGAACTAGTTTAAATAGTAAGTTTGATAAACTAATGGAAGGTAAAACAACTAGCACAACAGGTGCTGTAGAAACATCTATAAGACCTAGAGCAAGACCTCCAGAATTAGAGGATATAAAACCTAAAGGCAAGTACAATCCATCAGATTCTAATATAGGAAATTATGCAGGTTCTAAAGATAATACATTACTTAAAAGTGAACAGGCTTTATTTGACAATGCAGTAGATAGTGGAAATGATGATCTTGTAGCTCACTTTTCAGCTATAAATAGAAAAAATCAAAAGCAAGATGAATACGCTAGAGCTAATGCAGGTAAAGACCCTTCAGAGTGGACTAACCCTCCAGCAGGTCTTAGTTCTCACGATATAGCCCAAGCTAAAAAATATGGCGGTAGTAGATCGACTGCAATTAAAGAAGGTCGCGCTGCTAATCAAGGCATTTTTAAAGAAGCTAGAGTTATTAAAGAAGGTGATCCAGACAAAGGTGAGGGCGCAGGAGATAAGGATGATTCAGCTTGCGTTATAGCTACACACGGTATCTCTACAGGTGGGTTTAGCAGACTAGATAAAGCTAAAGCAGAACTGTGGTGTGAACGTACATATCACGGTAAGTGGTACGGTGAAGCATTTAGACGTGGTTATCGTCATGCAGGTAACATAGCAATAGAAAAAGGCAAAGCAGCAGAACACTATCAAGAGTTTAAAGATTTTGTGTCCTACGGTAGAGGACTCAAGAAAGGCGTAAAGCCAGCACTTAACTACTACCTACGCACAGCACAGTTTTTCTTAACAGGACTGTTTGTAAAATAACAATAAGGCTACCCAGCTACGGCTGGCCCCATATAAGAAAGGAATACAATATGCCTGAACTAGCAGAAGTGGAGACACCAAAAAATGCAGGATTCGTACAATCTAAGAGTACAAGAAATGCAAACAAGAAGCGTATAGAACAGGATGAAGCAGAACTTAAAGCCCTTATGGAAGGGGGATCATCCAGTGACGAAGAGGCCGATACCAAAGAGGCAGAGGCCAATACAGAAGTTAAAGAAGAGGCGTTATCTGCAGAAGAAAGAACTTTTAAAAAAAGATACAGTGATTTACGAACTCATCTAAATAAACAAAACGAAGAGCTAAAAGAACTTAAAGCTAAACTAGATAGCGCTGCAAAAAATGGCTCTGTACGTCCACCAGCTACTGACGAAAGCATAGATGCTTGGGCTAAAAAGTATCCTGAAATAGCACAGATAGTTGAAACTATAGCTGACAAAAAAGCAAACGAAAAGTTTAAGAACGCTGACGCTAGACTGCAGGAGCTAGACAAGATAGCTGCAGAAACGTATAGATCTAAAGCTGAAGATGAAATACGTTCTATACATAAAGACTTTGACGAGTTGCGAAATAGTGACATTTTTCACGAGTGGGCAGAAGAACAACCTAAGTGGGTACAAGATGCCTTGTACGAAAATCAAGATGACCCTAAGTCTGTTGTACGTGTGATTGATCTTTACAAGATTGACAACGGCATGGACGTAAAAGGTAAGCGTAAGTCTACTAAAGAAGCCGCTTCTCAAGTTAAGACTAAACGCACAACCAAAGTAGAAACTAGCGACACATCAGGAAACTTTCGTGAGTCAGATGTGCAAAAGATGACAGCCCAAGAATACGAGGCCAACTCTGATGCAATCATGGAATCAATACGTAGTGGTAAATTTATTTACGATCTTTCTGGTGCTGCACGTTAAAAAAGTATTGACATTACACAATTTATATGTATAACTGTGTATGTTAAGACAAGAGCATAAAGCCCTAATAGTATTAGCTACCTTTGTGCTTTTATTAAACTAAGCCAAACAACTAAGTTAAGACCAACCTGATTAAGTATAGGCCCAAGTTAACCTGATCAGTACACTTGCACCCTAGAAACATCAGCCCCTTAAAGTACGTTTGGGCTTACTTCACATAAGCCAGCAAACATCTAAGGAGGATTTATTATGGCTTTTTCATCCGCATCAGGTTATGGGAACTTACCTAACGGTAATTTTAGCCCCATAATCTACTCCAAACAGGTACAGCTTGCTTTCCGCAAGAGTGCCACCGTAGGAGATATCACCAACTCTGATTATTTTGGGGAGATTTCTGCCCAAGGTGATACAGTCAGAATTATCAAGGAGCCTGAAATTTCAGTGCAGTCCTATACAAGAGGGACCACTGTTACAGCACAAGACCTTGACGATGAAGACTTTACACTGGTTGTTGATAAATCCAACTATTTTGCTTTTAAGATGGATGACATCGAAGAAGCACACAGCCACGTTAACTTCATGCAACTTGCCACTGATCGTGCAGCCTATCGTCTGGCTGATCAGTATGACCAAGAAGTTCTTGGTTACATGACAGGTTTCAAGCAGTCTGCGCTACACTCAAAAGCTGATACAGCTAATACCACAGCAAGTGGTGAAAAAGCTGTAACAACTGCAGGTTCAGACGAATTGCTTACAAGCATGAAACTGCGTAAAGACTCGTTTGGCAATATCACAACGTCTTCTGCAGGGGATCACTCTATTCCACTAGCAGTACGTTTGCCAGGTGCTACATCACTACCAACTGCTACAGCTTCGCCTTTGCAAGTTGTTGCACGTATGGCACGTCTTCTTGATCAACAACAAGTTGATACACAAGGGCGTTGGCTTGTAGTGGACCCTGTTTTCATGGAGATTCTTCGTGACGAAGATTCACGTTTTATGAACGGGGATTACGGTGAGTCAGGTGGTATTCGTAACGGACTAACTTTGAATAACTTTCACGGTTTCCGTTTCTACGTGTCATCAAACTTGCCAGCAGTAGGCACAGGACCAGGAACTACAGGTTCTGCAAACCAAAACGCAAATTTTGGTGTGATTGTTGCTGGACACGACAGCGCAGTAGCAACTGCTGAACAGATCAACAAAACGGAAACGTATCGTGATCCAGACAGCTTTGCTGACATTGTTCGTGGTATGCATCTATATGGTAGGAAGATACTTCGTCCAGAAGCAATCGTTACTGCCAAGTACAACGCAGCGTAAGGGAGGATTGAATTATGGCTACTATCTCAATGAGCACAAACTCAGCCTCTACTTCCAACAATGGCGGTACTGGCAACAAGCAGTTACGTGCAAGCATGGTAACTCTGCAGAACGATATTGATCTTGCAGATGCTATTTTACAAAACGGTGGTACTGCATTAGCAGCTAATGATATCATTGAAGCTATTGCTGTACCTGCAAACACTTTGATTCTACATGCAGGATTTAAAGTTGTCACTGCAATGGCAGGTACTACTACTGACTCTTCTATTCATGTCGGTATTACAGGAACAGATGTAGATATTTTTGCTACAGCTTTTGACCTTGATGGTGCATCAGCAGGAGATCATACTCCTGCCATTACATCTTCAGGTGTATGTTCTAACCTACCTGTATTTACTGCATCAGCAGATACTATTGACGTAGAAATTCATGCGTCAGGTGGAACTATTACTGGTGGTATTATTCGTGTTTATGCCGTGTGCTTAATCATGGATGATGTCTCACAGTCTAGCTCTGCTAACGAAGTGGATCGTGATCTACTCGCATAACTACTTTAGGGGCTGGCCCAGCGCTGGCCCCTTAAACATCTTACTTAGGGTACTACGATGGCGTTGACATTTCTTACACTAACTAATAGTGTTATTACACGTATGAACGAGGTCACATTGACTTCTTCTAATTTTTCTAGTGCAAGAGGTGTACAAGTTCAGTGTAAAAATGCAGTTAACGAAGCTATACGATATATCAATCAAAGAGAGTTTGGATATCCCTTTAATCACGCTACAGAGACAAAAACTTTAACAGCAGGTGTAGTAAGATATTCTGTGCCTACAAGTACAAAATATATTGACTATCATACAGCAAGAATAAAAAAAGACTTAGATGTAAATGCCTCTGGTAATAATTTATCTAAGTTGAATTACAACGAATACATATCAAAAGAGTACGCTAATCAAGAAGACGAGATAGCATCAACTACACTAAACGGTTCACACTCTTCTTCTGTGACTACCCTTACCCTCACATCAACTACAGACTTTGATAGTTCTGGCACAGTGTTTATAGGTGGTGAGCAAGTTACATATACAGGCATATCAGGTAACGATATAACAGGCTGCACTCGTGGAGCAAATAATACTACAGCAGCAACACATGCTAGTGGCGTAACTGTTACGCAATTTGATAGAGGAGGTGTTCCTCAGTTTATTGTTCGTACATTAGATAATAATTATTTGTTATATCCTTTTCCAGATAAACAATATACACTTACATTTGATTACTTTACATTTCCATCAGACTTATCAGCACATGATGATACAACAACTATACCCGACAGGTTTGCACCTGTTGTAGTTGATGGCGCAACAGCTTATGTGTATCAGTATCGTGGCGAACTAAACCAGTATCAATTAAACTTTGAAAGATTTAATCAAGGTATAAAAAATATGCAGTCCCTTGTAATCAACAAGTACGATTACATCAGGTCAACTAAAATAGATGTACCTACAGATTACTCAAATCCTGTTCTTAGAGTTTCGTAAAGATG